TTCTTTCCTAGTCCAAGCTGGTGACTTTGCCACAACTACACTCCCGACGGTTAATTAACCTCTACCCGGCATACCGGCTTGGATTATGGTTGCGGTAGCAGTACCGTCACCAGAATTTACCAACAGTTTAATTGCAACAACCGGAAACGCATAGTTGCCATCCGCCGAAGCAGTTTGTGCTGCCAAGGAAGGATGACTAAACCAAGTTGGGGTGACAGCACTGTTTTGTACGTCATCAAACGTGTGCTGAATGGTGTAGTTGACTGTGCCAGATACAATGACGCCAATACCCGCATTAAACGGGTTTTGGTAGGTATCTATGGGGGCGAGACTCGATGAGCCTGCCCCAGTCTTGGTTAGTACTATAGGTCGCATAGCGAGCCCCTCCGGTTACAGTTAAGCTGTGTAAGCGCCGTCAGTGGGGACGTAATACAGGATTCGACCAGAGACTGCACCACCAGTGGCTGCGGATGCGCCCACGGAACCGGTGATAATCACCATTTCGCTAGAGGACATAACTGCGCCAAATGAAGCGCCGGGCACTGTTGCAGTTGCCCAAGTAAAGACTTGCTTGCCGAGGTCAGCATCGGCTTCGTTCAACAGTGCTGCTGCGCTGTTAGTACCTGACGTGTACAAGCTAAACCCCATGTCGAACGTAGGGCTAGAACCGCCAGTACCGGCAGCATTTGCTTGGATTTCAATAATGATAGCGCCTGCAGGGAGAACAACCGTGCGGGTATCGGTAAGCGAACGTTGAATGGCGGTGTTAGCTGCAGCTGTGGCGCTAAAGTAAAAGTCAGCACCCATGAGCATTGAGCCAGCGTATGCGGTTTTGGTTTGGTCACCACCACCGGAACGCCAAACAGCTTGAGTAGTCGAAGTAGTCGGCATTGTAAATTTCCTCACATGCGAGTCAGGAAGCAGTCTGCATGTCGTCGGCCCGGGCCGTCTGCTTCCCCGATTACCCCGGGAATGTGTGTTTTATAGCAGGGGTAAGGGTGTTTGTCTAGCGGATTTTGAAATAAAAAAAGGGGGACCGAAGTCCCCCCAATCACTGTTGTGCAATGATTCGTTATTATGCGCCGGGGGAGCCGTAGATACCAAGGCTGTCCGAAACACCAAACGAATAACGCTCACGGGCTTTGTAGCGAGCGTTACCTGTATCAAAATCACCATCCATGCTGGTGGCCATCGGGGCACGAACGAAGTGTTTAAGGCCGTTCGGCACGTCGGTCATCAGGAACCACGCGTTGCTGTCAGTCAAGAAGTTATTGACGGTGTATCCTTGTGGGATGGAACCGTTATTCCTCAGGGCGTTCAGGTCGTTGTCGGCGGTGCCTACGCGGTTTTCAGTTTCGAGCAAACGAGTTGCAACGAACTGGTTACCGGGCGGTACTACCAACTTGCGGGGTTTGGCGGCAATCAGCAGGCCGCGCTCATCAGTCCACGCGGCGATCTGGATAACGGCGGCTTCCAAGGAAGTCTCGTTCAAATCTGCGGGAGTGGTGGGGCGGTTGCTGTTGGTACCACCAGATACCAGAGGGTGCGCAGTTGAGAACAGAACCTGACCGTCACCGTAGGTGGGGTTGCCGGAACCAGTAAAACCTTGGTTCAGGATGGTTGCGCCCTTAACTTGCTTGGTGTATGCCATGGCGCGAGCCAGTGCTTTGGTGTAACGAGCTGACAGAGAGTCATAAAGGTTATCCTCTACGGCCTCTTCAGTGATCGAGAAACCCATTGCCACTGTTTCGTGAACATAGCGAGCGGTCCAAGCTTCTTGTGCGTTGTCATAGGCGATGGCAGAACCCTCGTTTTTAACCGGGGCGGCACCGAAGCCTGACAATTTTGTTTCTTCTTCAAAAGAACGTTCGGAGGTTTCAGTTTCATAAATTTCTTTATGCTGTTCACCATACCGTGCGTACTCAAGACCAAACAAGGCATTGAGACCGGGCAGAAGTTCTTTAAGTAGCTGTGCGCGTGAAATAGCCATTAGTGCTTACTCCTTAAATTCCAGTGTTTACAGACATGCTGTGAAAACCGGGGTTAATTTTCACCAAAACGTCAGGGTAAGCGTCGGTGACCGGGGAAACAAAGGACAAGATGCGGAACGCAGCAGGCACTGTAACCACCGTTGACTCTGCGGAGCTTGTCGAGTTGCCGGTACGAGTGTTGCCCGTAGAGGTACTCTGAGCTGCTGCAAAGAACGTGTTGTTACCAACAGCTGCTTGCGTAGCGGTATTGTCCAACTGGACTTGGAAGAGCACGTTCGGGTCATCTACAACATAGGCAGTCACCACACCGGTAGTGCCGGAAGGGTAATACTGACCAAAAATCTGTTGACCTTGAGCGTTGATGTAAGAACAGCCAACAAAAACGCCGATGGCACCAGTCACGCTGGTTGTGCCAGTTGGCCAATCGTTGGTGGTCGCATCTGCACCAGTTCCGGTAACGATGTTGATGTAGCCGTTGGCATTAACATATACAACGCTGCCGTTATAAATGTTAGTTGCATAGCCTGCCGGATCAATCAGGTACTGTGTGGTGGCACCCGCGTAGGGCATACCATCAGCACGTTTTACGGGCTTTAGACCGTAGGGGGTAAGTGTAGTAGCCATTTTTGACTCCTGAATTATTTGCCTTTACCGAAAGTAACTTCCGTCTTTCTCTCATTAAACAGAGGCATACGGCGATCACTCTCACGCATTAGATGATTATCTACTGATTGGATTTGCGCATCCGCCTGTTGTGAAAAATAAGCGTTACGCTCGGCAACCATCTCTTTTGGAGCTCGGCATAGCATCAAACCGCCCATGATAACGTTGTCCTTGTACCGATCATTCTCGGCATGGAACAAGGTGATTTCAGGGTGATCCGCTGCCTTAACGGGCTCCCAACCTTCTCGCATTTTTAGAGAAACGTTGGTTGGGTCAGCTTCACCACGGGTACTTACACGAACCCAATGAAAATCCCAGTTAGGGTCGTCCTTTGGGCTTGGTAGCACATCGGGACGTTGCCACGAACGTTTGCGGCTAATTTTTTCACGGGTCTGCAGTTCACGATCAAGTCTATTATCAACCATTGGAATTCCTCATTAACTTAGCTACCTCTTTGGCGTATTGTTCCGGGGTAATCCCGAGCGTTTTTGCAATTCTTACCGCATCCGCAGATAGTTTGATCTTTTTAGGGGCCACACTCCGCGAGGCGGAGGCTACTACGTTTGCGCTTTTGCTTCGCGCTACAGCTTTACTTGGAACCGTCTCTTCCTCATCAGCGTCGAACACGTCAGGGAAGGTTTTACGCATACGAGAATCAATTTCCTCGTAGTATTTTTCGGAACGCGGGTCAACACCATCGCGTCTTAATTTCCTGTCAAGTCCTAAAGCGAAGGCGGTCAGTTCTGGCGATTCCTCGGACCCAAACCACGGGTTCTGGCGTTGCCAATCTACCGCTCTGTCGTCTGCTTTCGGCGTTTCTGCCGAAACTCTAGTAGGTGCAGGTAGTTTTACATCAACGTCCTGCTCTTGTAAAGGGGGTATTTTAAGATTTTTTACTTTATCCAACCTGATGTTGGCTTGAGTAAGTGCATCTTGCGCCGAAACCAGAGTCTCAGCATCGCCCGCTTCATACGCTTCTTTGTACTTGCGGCGAGCGTCGGATACTTCGTTTTCGACTACCTTTTTGGCCTGTTCAACAAGAGCACCTTGGCTTTTGTTAACAGAACCTTTGAGGCTGTTGTTTTCAGTCATCAGGGCGCGGGCGAAGGTAACCGCCTCCTCACGTTCACGTTGGGCCTGTTCTTTTGCCCGGCGCTCGTCGTGGTACCCTTTGTTAAAGTGCTGAATGCGCTTTTTTACTTTTTCAGAATACTCGTTAAGCTCGTCATCGGTGACATCTTGCGGAGGTTCGCTGGTTTTGCGATTGCGATCTTTGACTGGAGTCTTGTCTTCAATCTCAATCTCAATCTCTTCTTCAACATCAACCGTCATCCCACCAACAGCAGGCTTTGCCGGTTTCTCTTGCTCATCGGGAAATTCAAACTCTACTTGTTGCATAGCCATATATCACCTCACGCTCTACGAACGACTTTGGGTTCAGGTACCAGTGCTTCGATCGAATCATCGTTCAAGAGACGATACTCTTGGCTTCCGATTTTAAATCGAGTGCCACTGTTAGCACGGAACATTACGTAATCTCCCACCTTGCACCACGCGCCTGTCGGGAAACGTTCTTGGTCACCATAGGCTTGGTCGCCCATATCCAACACCAGCCCGATGATGGACAGGATGTATTCGTCCCGAACTGTCTGGTTTGCTTTAACAAGGCCGGTTTCACCATACGTTTCTTCAACATTCGGCAACGCGATCAGTACTCGAAAACCTACCGGGCGAGGGATTGCTGCTTCAATTTCCGCCTGTTCCTTTTCTTCTTTTTCAATCTTGAGCTTTCGCTGTTTTTCTAACTCAGTGAGTTTGAGAACTTCAGTCATCATCTTCTACCTTTGAGCGCATAAGGTCATGTACTTCACGTATTGCGGTGGCTAGACCCTGAATCGCCCCGCAAATCTCGCGATATTCTGCGAAATCTTTTGCCACACCCATACAAAGGGCGTGTTCTTTGTCAGTTTTAAGCTCGGTGAACCGGTCAATAAGCACGTCGTAGACGGTTTTTGCCATAGTTATCTGCCTCGGCCAAAGCCTCTGTCAATTTTAAGCTGTTCGAGTTTCAGACGCTCAACGTCAATCATTGCTTGAGCTTGGTCATCTTTCTCCTTACGAACAACATCACGTTCCTTGATTTCCAGCTCTTTCTGCTGAAGCTGCATCAACGGGTCTTGTTGTTGCTGCTGGGCCTGCTGTTGCGCCGCCTGCTGTTGTTTCTGCATAGTCACTTGTCGACCTGCGTCTGCAACCAGACGGGATAGCTGAAGCTCAAGTTCTTGCGGCATCGCCATGCCCGGGTCGGGTAGGGACACGCCAAGTTTGTCTTCGATTTGTTTGCGGTAAGCGTAGGCCATGTGCTCGGCCATGTGCGCCTGAAGTGCTGTCATGACTTGCTGACCCATGGGGTTTTGCCCGATCAGTTGTCCGATCTGAGGGTCCTGCATGAACGCGGCGTGTGTAGCCATGTGCGCCTCATGATCTTGGTAGAGGTGGGCTTTCACCGGCTTACCTACCATAACGCTCATGTTCTCACTCACAGGGTCCGCCGGAACCAGCGCATCCTCTATTGGGACAATCTTGTCGGCATTCTTAACACCGATGATCTCAATCATCTGACGATGCAAGTACGGCAAGTTGTATATCTGGGGAGCGCCCGATGCCATCTGCATCACGGTTTGATACTGAACCACCCGCTGTGCCATGGTGGTGTTGTTCGGGTCACTTACCGGGATTACCTCAATAATCGCATAGTCATCCTTGCGTGCCCGGGGCTGGGCCCTGTTCGGCACGTAGCCGTACTCGTCTGGGGCGTATTCCGCGATGATCGCCTTGAGCAGTTTGAACTCCTGCTTCATTGCGAAGTGGACCCTTGCCTGCACCGCCGCCATGGGCTTTAGTGTACGCTCAAGTAGAGCCAACGTGGTACCCACCGGCGCATTAGCACTCATGTCGCTGATGTTCATGTCACTGATGGCACCCAACCTGCGGCCTTCTTCGGTGATCTTGTTCAGCAGCGCCAGCAGCGTCTGGCTCGGTTCTTTGTAGGGGAGCGGCATGATGTTGTCGCGGATGGAACCGCTTGGCACGTCCACATCACGGAACTCGCCGGGACTGATGGGGGTATCGTCGCCCTTGACGCGTAACCCTCTGGATTTGAGACCACCGGGCAAGTTACTCAAGGTACCTGCGTCAATCAGCTGTCGGATCAACGAGGTGCCAGCGCGGGCATAACCGCCAATAATATGAATGAGGCCCAGACCGTAAAAGCCAAACCCCGGCACGTAGACGTAATGCACGAAGTGCTGGCGCTTTAACATCAACGGGTCTTCTTCCACCCAGTTGCGACGGATTGACAATACGATCCGCGAGCCCTTCTCAACCGTAACAATGTATGGCTTGGCGATCTGAATATCGTCTTCTGGCTCCTCGTCCAGACCCTCAATAATCAAATTCGCATGGATTTCGTAGATAGCGTAGCGGTCGTCCGAGGTGAGAGTGTACCCGCTCTCTTTAGCCTTAGCTTCTTCGATGTCCGTATAAAAGGAAACGGGGTCACCCAGATCAACCGTGCGGTAGAAGCCGTTGGCCTGAAGCTTGGCCATGTCGTTCTCGGTCTTGCGCAACAGGTGGGTAACCCGCTCAGCCGACTCTATATTAGAGGCACCGTAAGGGACAATGACATCTTCTGCGGGCAGGTAGACTGCAGTCTGGCGACCGATGGTGGGATCGTAGTAGACCTTTTTGAAGGCTGAACCACCCAATCCGAGGCTGTACAACAGGCGCTCATGCTCAGGGCGATACTCGCTCATCACTTCGGTGAGCTCATAGTTCATGTCCGTGCGTACCCGCTCGGCGGCGCTGACCTTCTCTTGGGTTTCTTCACCAAGGATGTGGGTCTTGACCGGGCCCATGGCAGGGAACGTCTCGCTCATGGCCTCCGCTTGGAACCTTATGGCTGCTTCAGCAAGCACTGTGGAGTACACACCACACGCGTCTACCCAAGGCTGAGTGCGCTCCTCA